AGCCCTACGGGCAGGCCGGTCGTCCGGCGGGGCACTCCCCTTGCGCACCTTCAATACAAGGTTGCGCAGTTCGATAGTAACTTCATGCTCCACTGTTTCCTGACCGTCTTCATGAACGAAGTAATGTGCGTTCTCGAAGCCATCGACGATTTCACAGGTCCCCTTATATACTTGTACTGTGCCGTCTTCCCATTTGCCCTGTATCCCTGCCGGGGCACCGCCATGACCAACAGAATCGAACACATGTGTTACTGTTGTGCTCGCGCCGAAGTACCCACCATCACACTGCGCACTATCAAACGACCCCGTCTGCCGCGAAGTAATTCCGCAAAAGCGCTCGATGCAATCCCACCGCAACGAGAGCCCCTCTGCGTCCACCTTTACCCAGTCGCCCCAGCTTATCGCCATGTCATTACACTCCACCCACGGCGGCTGTAGCGTATAGCGCGCGCCATCCGACTCTCCTCTATTCCCTGCATCTCGCCCCATCCACCAGTCCCCGAGCCGTTCACGTTGCGCCTCGAACGCCTCGGGCCGCGCGTCCAGGTACGCCTCCACGCCCACCAGCGCCGCCAGCCCGACCAGCAGAACTCCAACTATCCACGCCGTCAGTCTCGTCATCATGTCTCCTCCGCACTACATTGATTGCTACCGTATTAATCAATGTAGCACGGATTAATCTGTTACTGATCATTACGGCGCCACCACGGTCTCGATCGCGTCGTAGCTTTCCTCGCGGCTCAGTTGCCGCAGCTCCGTCTCGCCGATTTTCACCACGATGTTTCGCACGCCCCCGTAGGCGGCTTCGGCCAGGCGGGTTTGCACCGGCGCAGCCATCGGCTGCTGCACTGCCTGCCTCACTATCTGCTGCTGCCCGCGCCGCCGCTGCATCGTGTCGAACACCGCCGCCGACTGCCCCGCTGCGACCCTCTCCTGAGCGATGTCGCGCGATGTCCGTCCGCCGCCCGTGACCGCTCCCCAAAACACATCCGAAACCGTCACCCTCGCGCCCTCGCGCTCCTTATTTTTTTGGGCCTGAATGTCGGCGTCTGCATAGCCCTGCTCGACCGCTTGTTGCTCGGCAGTTTCCAATTGCGCGAAAGCCTCATTAGCTTGTTTCGCTGCTTCTGCCGCCTCGTCGTATGCCTGTTTCAGGTAATACAGTTCCACCACGAGACCTGCTATAGCGAGAGCCACCAAAGCATAAGGGCCGGCCGCCAACAAGCCGCTCAAGTTGCCCACACCAGTTCCCGCTGCACTCGCCGCACTGGCGGTGCCACGCAGATATGTAGCGACCTTCCGCACGTCATCCACCGTCTCCGTGACCATCTTGATGCCCTTATAGGTCCCCCCCGCCGCGAACGCCAGCGCCCCCAGCCCCGCCGCCACCTTGATCGCCGTCTGTCCCGCCGGCGTGGCGGCGAACTCTGCCGTGGCCTCAAGCACCGGGCTCAACGCTGCCAACAGGCTGGTGTAGCTGTCCTTGAGCGCCCCGCCGGCGACCGCCGCGGTGTCCTCGAGCTGCGCCTTCAGTATCCGCTCCTGGTTCGCTGCGCCCTCGGCGGTGCGGGCGAAGTCACCCTGCTGCTTCGTGGATTGCTCCATGATCAGCGCGTAGCGCGCCTTGACCTTCGCCGCCTCCGACACCTCGCCGTTGGCGTCCGCCAGCCCCATCTCCATCGCCTTGGCCTCGACCGCCGCGGCGTTGAGCAGGATCCCCACGCGCCGGAGCGGCTCGGTCTCTCCCACCAGCCCCGCGCGCAGCGCCGTGAGCGCCTCTTCGGGGTTCAGGTTGTTGATCGACGCGATGTCGGCCGCCAGCCCCACCATCTCCTGCGACATCTCCGCGGCCTTGGCCGGCTCCATCGAGTCGAACAGCACGCCGAACCCCCCGGCCGCCTCCAGCGCCATCCGCCGCGACATCCCCATCGCCTTCGCGCTGTCCTCCGACCAGGCGAGGATGGCGTCCCCGCTCTCCCCGAAGATCACGCCGACCTTGTTCTGTGCCTCCTCGAGGTCGGACGCCGCCTGCACCATCCCATAGGACGCGGCCATGACCGCCCCGCCCATCACCATGGCCCCTGTGGCGAGCTTATTGGCGGCCTGGTGCACCTTGGCCAGCTCCGCCGTCGCCTTGCGCGCGTTGCGCTCGACCTGGTCGAGCCCCTCCTCGACCCTCTCTATCCCGGTGACATTGCCCTCGGAGTCAATTTGTATGCGCAGCCCTACGCTCGCCATGGTCGTCTCCGTTGCCGTTCTGGAGAGGCCGGCCCCCGCGCCGGCCTGTGCCGTATGCCGTTATCCGGCGCCCGGCGGTTCGCGCAGCGAACCGGTAAGGCGCCGGGCGGGCGCGTCCGTCATGCGCGCCCCGGCGGTGTGTGGTCCGCATCGCTTGCGATGCGGCGATCGGCGCCCGGCGGCCGGGACACCGCCGCGATATCCGCTCCCCGCCGGAACGCCATCACGTCCTGCACGTCGTCCCAGGGCATGTCTCTCAGCTCCTGGAGCCCGACCCCGAGCTGTTCGGCGGCGATCAGCTCGTCCAGCTCCTCGGGCACCGCTCTCACATCGTCCTGTTGCCGCCATCGCTCTCGGGCGTCGCCGTAGGGCTCGGCCCACCTGCGTCCCGCGAACTCTCCGCGGGGTGCGTGCCACCGGTAGGCGGCCCGCTCGACGGCCTCGGCCCGACTAAAGGGGGCTCATCGCCCTCCTCGTCAAGCCCCTGGTCTTTGGGCTCGATGCCGGTGTAGATGTAGGACCCGATCTGCGTCGCGAGGCTCTCGATGTGCGCGTGTGGCAGGCCCCAGAACCACGCCTCGAACTCCCCCTCGCTCTCGTCGGCCCTGATCGCGCCCTCGAGGACCTCCAGCAGCGGGTGTGTCATGATCGTCAATCGTTGCTGCCCGCCGATCTCGGCGACGAACACGCACTCCCGCCGATGGATCTCTTTGCGCTGCCCGACCGTCATCTCCACCTGCCAGTGGATCTCCTCGTCACCGCATACCGTCACAACCTCGATCATGTGCGCCGCCTTTCCATGGCCCCTCATGTCGTCGTCGCTACGCTTCGCCTCCGCCGCGGCGCCTGGGGTTCGCGTAGCGAACCCCTAAGATGCCGGGAGCGAGCGGGCCGTCAGATGCTCGCCGGCGGCGCGGTGGCTGGACCGGCATCAAGCCAAGGTCACCCGATTGAACACCGTCCCCTGCTCGGCCCCCATCACATGGGCGAATCCGTTGTGGTCGGCGCCGATGCCCATGTTCCACCGCTTCGGCTTGTAGCCGTCCAGCGTGTAGGTGATGTCCTCGCCGCCGGTGCCGTTGGCCAGGGCGATGGTCCAGTTGGTCGCCGTCCACGTGTCCGCGAACAGCGGGTCGCCGTCCTTGTCGCCCCACAGCGGCCCGCCGGTCACCAGCTCGAAGCCCGGCGGCGCCTGGGGGTTGATGTAGTAGCCATCGATCGCGGTTTTATCCGTGGCCTCTTTGGTGTTCATCGGGTTGTTGGGCTGCAGGTTCAGGTCGTTCGTGAGCGCGAAGCTCAGGCAGTCCACGTCCGTCGAGGTCTCCTGCACTGTCACGTCATCGATCGTGTGGCCCTTCACCGAGCTGTAGACCGGGACGTCGGTGCCCCGCGCGGCCGGCGCGCAGTCCGCGTACTTCATCATGATGTCGCAGGCCACGTAGCCCTCCCACTCCTCGCTCACAGCGACCTGGATCGACCCCGGCTGCCCGCTCGAGAGGACGAACTCGCGGCCGTTGGTCCCGTCATCCGCCTCCATCAGCAGGTCCCAGAACGACGACACCTGAACGCCGGCCGCGGTCGGGAAGAACTTCGCCTGGTCGGCGAGCGCCACGCCCACGCAGCTCAGGTTAACCGTAATCTCATACGACCCCTTGCGGCTCCACCACTGCCCGCCGGCGCCGATCCCCTCGGGGTCGTGCGAGATCACCTCCATGCTGCCGTTCAGCTTCCGCGCCAGCGCTGATGGTGTGCCCGTCGCGATCTTGCTCGCTCCCGTGACCTGGTAGTTAAATCGCTCGGCCGCCATGGTCAGTCACCGTCCTCTGCGTCGTTGTTGTCCTCGTCGCCGTCATCCTCCGGCACCCGCATCGTCCCCTGGCCCTCGACGGTGATCTTGATGATCCCGGCCGCGCGCAGCTCCGCGAGTGTCTCCGCGCTCAGCTTCGGCATGTTGTCTGGAGCATCTTTGTCGCCGCCGTACGCCCCTGCGCGCCCATGGTCCACCTGCTCATCGCCCATCATCATCACTCCTTTACTCGGTCGTGATCGTCTTCACGCGGATGTCCACCGCCACCACCATGATCCGGTCGGCCCGCACCCGCTCGTTGGTCGTCTCCGGCGTCCCGCTGCCCGGGTCCTGCCCCAGGTCCCAGCCCCCGAACTCCACGGTCACCACATCGGCCGAGGTGTCGCTCGTCGTCAGATCCACCTCTGAGCGCTCACCCTCCGAGTTGATTGTGGCGAGCTTCCGGTTCGGGTCATTGAACAGCGCCGTATGGATCGCTTTGGCGTAGCGTTCCCGCGCCCGCGTGATGTTCTTCTCGATCTCGCCGTCGCTGTCGCGGCAGTCGGCGAATCTGCGCGCGTGCACTATCCGGACCGGCTCCCAGCATTCCTGCGACTGCGTGGTGGTGCGCAGCGGTTGGGTGCCGGTGCCGCGCACCAGGATGCAGGGCAGGCGGTCGTCGAGGTCATCGGTGAGCACCAGGTCCCGGAGATCCCCGTGTTGGATCACCTGCACCCACACCTCGTCCCCATCATCCCCGGCCTCGAACCAGTTGCTCGGCAGCCCCCCGGTGTGCGTGTCACCGTCGGCGCCCTTGAGCACCGAGATAACCGCATCGACGACCTCTGCTGTGTGGACGAAATCCGTCGCCATGTCCTGCTCCTGTCGTTGCCGCCGCCGTGTGTCTTCGTCTGTCTTATGGAGGGCGGGTCTTTAGACCCGTCGCCGTAAACCGTAGGTCGGGCTTCAGACCCGCCGCCGTCGCCGTCGCCGTAAACCGTAGGTCGGCCTTCAGACCCGTCGCCGTCGCCGTCGCCGTAAACCGTAGGTCGGGCTTCCAGCCCGACAGACATCTGTGCCGTCAGCCGAGTCGTTCCACCAGCAGGTTCCACAGCCCGCCGGTCTGCGTGGCCGACCGCACCGCGTACTCGTTGCCGTCGTGCACCACACGCCACCCCGAGCTGATCCGCCGCTCGCCCAGATCCCGCGGCCTCACCCGGATCCGCAGCGCGGTGTCCGTGAGCGTCCCGAGGGTCTCGAGCGCCTGGTCGCCCGACAGCTCCTTGACCCAGGCGGTGCAGGTGGTGAGCTGGCTGTAGTGCCCCTCCAGTTGGAGGTCATCGTCGCCGGTGGTCTCCTGCACCGGCCGCCACAGCTCGATGGTCTGCCTCCCCAGCGTGCTCATCGCGCTGATGTCCCCCGATCTCCGATGCACTCGTGGCACGTGGGGTTTGCGTTGTCTGCAAACCCCGGGCGGGCCGGAGCAGGCTCAGCAGGCTGAGCCTGCGGGCGGTGCTGGGGCGTTAGGCCCGCCGGCCGCCACAGCTCGATGGTCTGCCTCCCCAGCGTCGCCATCAGATGATGCTCCCCGAGATCTCATCTTCCGCGATCCGTCCCGCCGCCCGGTCCAGCGCGGCGAGCTCGTGGTCCCGGCTCTCCTCCCAGGCGCTGTCGGACGCGCCGTAGAGGTAGTGTGCCTGCCCGCCCTTGGGGTGCACGAAGTCCTCGCGCTCGTGTTGGATGGATGCGTATCGCGAGGCCAGGCCACCGAACTGTATCTGGCCTTCGAGGTGTGTTCCGGTGAACACCGATCGGCTGGTGGCCGAGCCTCGCAAATGCCCTTCCAACACCGGGGCCTTCTGCTGCGCCAGCCCCATGATGGCGAGGACGGTGTCGTCCCAGTGCATCTCCAGGCGTCGCAGGAGCACGTGGCGTTCCGACAGCCCTCTGGCCGCGGCCAGCGCCGCCCGGCACTCTCGGATCCCCTTGAGCTGCACATCGCCGGTCAAGCCCATGTCACGTCCCTCGAGGCATGATGTGCCCCGTCCTGGTCGTGTACCCGCGCAGCAGCCCCATGGCCACCTCGCACAGCTCTCCCGTGCCGCGCTCGTAGCTCACTGAGATCCCGTCCAGCGAGAACGAGCTCACCCCCGCCCCCTGCAGCTCTCTGTGGTCCACGGGCAGATCGTCGCCCCCGCCCTCGGCCGCCCGGAGCAGCCAGATCGCCTGCTCGCAGGTCGCCTCCTCGACGGCCTGCGGGATACCGTGGTCGTAGCTGATGTAGTAGGTCGTGTCATCGCTCATCGACCCGGTGCTGGCCACCGTGATGGTGCCGTTGTCGTAGTCGATGGTGTAGTCGGTGTCCTCGGTGTATGCCGTCCCCGAGCTGTCCTCGACCGTCACCGAGTCGGTGGTGATGCCGCTGCGGAGGAGCTGGACGGCGCTGTCGTGCTCGGACGTGAACTCCTCATCCACGATGGTGCGGTCGGTGTCATCCGCGCGTGGGAAGTGCAGCGCCTGGGGGGTGGACGTGTCGTCCGGTGTGCCCCCCAGGCGCAGGCGTTCGATCGCTCGGGTCGCCCCGATCAGTGCCGCCTCGCGGTCCGACTCCTCCTGGGCGTTCCAGGCGGATGCCTGCAGCCCCTGGGCGAAGTAGTCGTCCGCCAGCTCCAGCGTCACGTAGCTGTTGGCGTTACCGGCGCCACTGGCCGCTCTGATCGTTGGCATCTGCCTCACCCGGCGCTTACTCGTCGTAGTGGTTGTTGCTGATCTGCCAGCCTGCCGACTGCAGCGTGTCCACGCTCGCGTTGTACGAGCCCGTGTCCGTGGTGCCCCCGGTGTAGTTGTCGGCGATCAGCGTCCAGCCGTCGTCGTCCGCGCTGTTAAAGTTGATGAACTTCGCCGTGCCCAGGTTGACGTTCCGCATGATCCGGCTCATGCGGAAGTGCACCGCCGAGTCCACCATCTGGATGCAGTACTTGCCCGACCCGATGTTGATGAACTCGTTGTCGAGGATCCGGACGGCCAGCACGCCGTTCGAGCCCGAGTCGTCGAGCCCGATCGCCGCGGTGGTGTAGCCGGTCAGGTAGCCGTCGAACATGCAGCCCTGGACGATCCCGTCCGAGCCGGCCTCAATCAGCAACGCATAGGCCTTCGCGATGCCCCAGTGCGAGAACCGGCAGTTGATGATTTCCCAGAAGTTCCCGCCACCGAATGCACCCGTCGAGCCATCGATCTCCAGCGAGGCCCCGGCCGTCTCCGAGCCACAAAACCCGATGCCCTCGATGCGGCAGGGCGCCGAGATCACAGCGGCCGGCCCGTCCGTGTGTGTGCCGTAGATGCAGAACCGCTCGCCCTGCCCGAACCGGTTATAGCCCGTGTCCACCGCCTGGTAGATGATGCCCTTCTTGTTGAAGTCGACCGCCTCACTCACCGATTCGGTGCCGGGCAGGCGGATGATCCGGTCGCCGTAGTTATCCGTGCAGGCGTCGATGGCCGTCTGCGACGTCTTGAACGCCTCGGTCGGAAGCAGCCCGTCGTTGTCGTCGTCGCCGTTGGACGTATCCACGTAGTAGATGCGCCCCTTCGTATGCTGCGCCACCAGCGCCGCGTCCACCCCGTCGTGCGTGTGTCCGCTGCTCGTGTCCAGCACCTGCGACACGAGCTGTCGCGCTCGCGGCCCAGCACCGTCCGCTGCCGAGTAGCTGTCTCTGAGAGCCATCTCTGCTTCATCTCCTCGTGCGTCGGTTTACCTGAGCGCTATGCTCAGGCCCATGTGGCGGGGGGCCGGCCGGGATGCCGGCCCCCCGTGAGGCGGGAGCTACGGCAGGATGATGGCGGCGAGCTTCACGTCCGACTCGCTGCCGCCACCTGCCATGCTGATCGCGATCGTGATGTCGCCGTCCTCGTCCTTGAACCGGGCGCCCTCCAGGGGCCCGATGATCGCCTTGGACGACGCGGCCACCTCCACCTCGAGATCACCTATGTCCTCGTGCCAGAAGTCCCCACCGCTGATCGTCAGCGTCGCGGCGTTTGCGCCGTCCTGGTTGTCCACGTAGATGATCGTGCGCTCATCGCGCGCGCTATCCACCGTCTGGCTCGCCGCCCCCTCCGAGGTGCTCAGCTCGGTGTCCTCATTCCGCGTCAGTTCCAGCTCTGTTATGTCAGCCATCTGTCCGGCCTCCTGTCATGTGATCGCTGCTGCGCGCCGAGCGCGCTATTGTGCGTGTGTGCCACGTCCTACCTCACCCGCGCGTCCCTACGACCCGTCCTCGCAGTACAGGCAGCACAGCGCCTCGGGGTCGATGACCTTCGCGCCATACACGTGACGCCCACGGACGATATCCGAGAAGCTGTCCTGGTCGCGGTACGCCTCAGTCTTGACCAGCTGCTCCGCGAACGTGATGGCCCGGCTCGTGCCTGCCATCACCCGGTACGTCCCCGCGCTGTTTGACACGCTGTTCGACATCCGGAAGTCGAACCCCATGACCCGGGTGAGCTGCCCATTGCTGTACGCCTCCGGGTCCTTCATGTCGAAGACCCCGGCCTCAGCACCCAGCCGCTTCAGCCACGGCGGGATGACGCACCAGCGCCCTACCTGCGGCACGTTCTGCTCATCCAGCGCCTCCGCCACCTGCGCCATCACGGTGATGAAGTTCGCGTTTGTTATCGAGGTCGCGCTGTTCGCGCTCCCCACAGAGCTGCCCGCCGAGCCATACAGCCCCGCTATGTAGTCGTCCACCGCCTCCGACAGACTGTAGCCCGCCTCATCCATCGCCTCTGAGACGAAGTCGGCGTTCGCCTGCCGCCGGTCCAGGTCGTCAACCTTGAAGGCGTAGTACTTGTCCTTTTCGATCTCCAGCACGGCACCGGCGTCCTCCAGATCCTCCGCGCTCACGCTACCACTGTAGTCACTCACGCTCACGCGGCCCACCGCCGTGATCTGCACGCTGTCCCCGCCCTGGCTGAACTCGCCCTCGTAGTTGCGATTGGCCAGAGACCCGAACACGTGCGCCTCCCGCAGACGGCGGAAGATCTGCGCGCTCCAGATCCGCGGGATGAAGTTCTCCGTCGTGGCGTAGGCCAGAGCGAAAATCGCTGCTATCACAATCATCATCATCATCGTCGTGTCACCTCGTCCGATCCTGTCTTTAGTTGTTGAGCGCAGCCAGTGAGGCGTTGACCTTGTCCTGATTGGCCAGGATCTCTTCCTCACCCATTGCCTCCAACTGCTCTCGGCTGTAGAGCTCCCCCGTGGCGGGTTTGCCGCCGCTGGGGCGCCCTGGTAGCCCCGTGCGCCCTGGTGCGCCCTGTCCGCCCGTCTCCGCCTTGTATTCCTCCTGTACGCGCGCCAGCACGTCCTCCATGCTCTCGTCCTCAGCGCGGGCGGCGAGCTCCTGCAGTGCGTAGGCCCGCCAGCCGCGGTCCAATTCTCCAGCGTTGCTCGCCACGAAGTCCGCGCGCGCCCGCGCCTCCCGCTCCGCCTTCAGCTCCGACTCCGCCTGCTCGGCCCGCTGCTCCGCCTCGCGCTTCTCCGCCTCGGCCCGCTCAGCCGCCGACATCTCCGCCTTCCGCTTCTCCTCCTCGAGCTGCTTCTCATACTCCTCCCGGGCCTGCTCACGGATCTTCTCACGCTCCGCCTCGAGCTTCTTCTCGCTGCGGCTGCTCTCGGCCCGGAGCAGCTCCTCTACTTCCTCGCGCGTGTGCGTGTCCTTCAGCCGCGATCGGTCCGCAGCGTCATCGTCCTTGTCATTGCCGCCGGCGCCGCCCTCGCCCTCGCCCTCGCCGTCGCCGTCCATCGTCAGCATCGTCAGCGCGCCAATTACGCCCAGTATGACCGCCATTACCGCCCAATCCATCTGTCACGCCTCCTCGTCTCTGATACGCCCGTTACGCCGTGTCTGTGTCTTACGTTCGCCCCCCGGAACCGCGCGGGGGCTATGCAGCTCGACTGACTCCCTCGATATACGGTGTCGGCCTGTGCACGCAGCGCGGGTGGAACAGCCCCAGCCCCTTGGCGTCCTCGAGCGCCGGGTAGGTATCGCTGTTCCCCGACAGGCTGTAGATCGTCCCGTAGGTCTCGATGGCGTTGATGCACTTCGGGCACTCGCCCTCGTGGCGCGTGATCCGCACCAGGTCGTGGCCGCGCTCGGACAGGCGATGAAACAGCGCCGCATCGGTGGCCTCACGGCTCGTGGTGCGCGCTACGATGTCGGCGTAGTCGCCGAGCTTAAACTGCATCTGCGAGCCATCGCGGCGCTGCGCCACGAACGCGGTGATCCCCCGCCGTTGCAGCTCCTGCACCATCCGCGCGGTGGCGTCCCGCGCCGTCCCGCCCACGATCGTCTCCTGCTGCAGCGCTGCGATCCCCGCCCGCCTGAACACGTCGTTCACCCGCCGCCCCACCGTCGCCCGCGCCTCGCCCAGGGCCGTGGCGAGGTTCTCGGCGTAAAGCTGGATACTCTCTCGATGCAGCGCCGAGAACTCCTCCGGCGGCGCCTGCGCCCGGATGGCGTCGAGCGCCGCGTCCGCGTCCTCGAGCCCCTCCTGGTAGAGCCGCCGCAGGTGCATCCTGGTCCAGCCCTCGTCGGCCGTCCCCAGCTCGTCGAGGATCTGTGCGATGAGCGCCTGTTGTCTCATGGCGACGGCCCGCTGGTAGTCGGTCAGGTTCGAATTCACCAGCGCGTCCAGTATCTCCACCTCACCCCGCCGGTAGGCGGTCGAGAGCTGGTCGGCGATTGCCACAATCTCCGCCTCGGAGTAGGCCATCAGTCCCCACCCCCACCCCTCGGCACGGTCTGCGGGTTGCCCACCGTCGTCTGCGCCCCATCCTGCGCCCTCACGTTCTCCCGGTCGCTGTTGCTCACCTTACTGCCGGCCGGCTGCCCCGCCTCCACCGGCTCGAACACATCCCCGAACCCGAAGTCCACCTCTCCTGCCTGGCGGTCCTCGTCGATGCCGTCCAGCTCCTGCTGTATCTCGGCCTCGGTCATGTCCGGGTTCAGCCTGCTCACGGAGGTGCGCCGCCAGCGCAGCCCGGCGTCCACCATGATCTGCTCGGTCTGCACCTGCTCGAGCCGATCCACGGGCAAGCTGTCCTGCCAGTCGATGCGGACCTCCTCAGCCTGCAGCAGCACGGCGTCGGCGTCTTTGCGGGCGGTGGCGAGCTGCGAGGCGATGGCCACGGCCCGCCGCAGCGCCTCACCCCAGGTGCGCTGGCGCATCTGCACGGCGGACGCCGTCCTGAACTGCCGCAACTTCAGCGCCCTGCCCGACTCCGCGGCGCCCTGCGTCGGAAGCTGGAACGATTCCGGCGACAGCCCGGCCGTCAGGATGATCTGTTCGATCAGCTCGCGGATCTCCTGCCGCACAGCCTCCTGGGCGCTGTCCCAGTACAGGTAGGCCGGTGTCGGCTCCCCCTCCCGAACGTTGATGTACCGCCGCTTGTTGTCGATCTCGCCCTCTTTATTCGCGATCTCGGGGCCGAACATCCATGGGTCGCCGTGCTTGTCCAGCACCTCGCCCCTCTGCGTCGCCCGGTTGTCCAGCTCGCCCTGCAGACTCTCCACGTCGGCGTAGTCGGAGCGGCCGAAGATCTCGTCGCTGTCGTCGGCGCCCAGGGCTATCGGCACCAGCAAAATGTCATCAACGCCGGTTGACGTGGGGCCCTCCGGCAGGTCCGCCAGGGCGGGTATCGTTTCGAGCGGTCGCCGGTCCCGCTCTGGCGTGTAGCCGCAGTCCCGGCTGGGGTCGCCGTGCAGCTCATACAGCTCATACCGGATCTCGCCCGGCGTGTGGATCTCCTGCATCACGTAGGGCGTCCCCTCATGCCAGCGGATGTACCCGACCATGGCCTCGCGGATCACGTCGCTGTTGTCCTCATCGGGCGTCACGAACAGGTAGGTGGGGTCGAGCGCCGACAGCACCACCCCACCGCGCTCCCGGTCGTGGCGGATCTTCAGGCAGCCATCGCCGCGGTAGGAGGTCCCCGTCCCCATCTGGATCAGCAGAGTGTCGAGCTTCGAGCGGGTGACCAGCCCCCGCAGCCACTGCGTGCTGGGGTCATTAGCTTGCTCCTGCCCGCCCTCGATGCCGGCGGCCTCGATGCCCTGCGCCGTCTTCAGTGTGGGCGGGGCCCCGAACAGCCGGTCCACCATCAGGTCGGTGATCTCCCCGCACATATTCACCACGATGAAGTCCCGCTTGTCGTCATACGCATACTTGCCGTTCGTCACGTACACCGTCTCGTGGTCACCGTGGTAGAGCTGCTGGTAGCGCCGGTAGCCCTCCAACCGCTCTTTGTCCTCCGGTGGGGGCCAGGGCTGCGTCCAGTCGGGGGTCTCTCCCATGACGGAGTTCCAGGCCCCCTGCATCGCTGCACTGGCCGCTGCGAACCGTGACTGCACGTATTTGTATGCGGCCTCCCAGCTCGCCATCAGTCAACCTCGACGTCCATCGCTCACATGCCGCGTGGCTTTGTGCTGAACCTGTCGCTGATGATTGGCCCCGACCCGCAGGCCTCGAGCATCCAGATCAGCGAGTAGACGGTATCGTCATGGGGCTTGCCCTCGAACCGCGGCAGCGCGTGGGTGGTGTCAACCTCCATCGCCAGCAGCTGCTCGCGCAGCTTCGTGCACTCACGCGGCAGGTGCAGGCGTCGGGTGATCACCAGCTCGTAGAGCATGTGGAACAGTTCCACCTGCACCTGGGCGGTGGCGGCCCGCAGGTCGAAGTGCGGGATCTTCCCCGCCAGGTCGCCGGCGTTATACTGCTCGAGGATCCCCCGGCGCCCCCCCATCTCCCGGTAGCGCTGGTACGAGCCCATCACCTGCAGCTCGGAGCCGCCATAGATGTCCTGCTGGATCAGGTAGTAGTGATCATCGATCGTCCGCAGCCCGCCCGACCATACCGAGTCATCGCCCGCCGTCGCCGTGACGTACGCCATCGATCTATCCAGCCCCGCGCCCATCCCCGCCATCCGCAGGTTGCGGTCCCGCACCAGATCGCGCAGCTCGTCGCGGCTCCGGCACAGCCCGAAGTCCTCGAAGATCGCGTCCACGTCCTCGACGTCGAACAGCTTGTCCCCGGTCGATCCCCACGCATTCCCCCACATCCGCATCCACAGTGCGTGAGGGACACGCCCCCGATCCCGCTGGGCGCGCGCCAGCGCCCACGGCGACCGCGGCTGGGTCTGGTAGTCGAAGAGCAGGCCCTCGTCGCTGTCGGCGACCTGGTAGAGGTTGTAGATCGGGTTATCGTCTACAGGGGGTCCCGCCTGCGACGAGAGGACTATCTGCGTGTTGCTGGCCTCCGCCTGGGCGGCGAGGTAGTTGTAGACGTTCGGGTCCTGCGCCGCGTGTACCTCGTCCGAGAGCAGCACGCCCCACGGCGAGATCGCCCGGCCCTGCACCGTCGCCCAGTTGCACGGCAGCACCTCCACCATCGATGCCATCGTCGGCACTGCAATGCGCATCGGCGAGCCGTCCCGCGTCGAGGCTATCTTCGGCTTGTGCTCCTGCTGGATCACCGGCGACAGCTCGATGATCTCGGCCAGGTCCCGCATGATCACTGCGCCGCCCTGCCGCTCCGAGTTCGCCAGCACGAACGATTCCGACTGCGGATACATGCACAGTCGGTGCGCGCCCGTGAGTGCTCCGAGGAACGACTTGCCGTCGCGTTTGGGCCAACACAACACAACGGTGTCGTACATCAAATTACCGTCGGCGTCCCGCCTATTGGCCTCTCGGAGGATTTCGGCCTGGTGGTGCTCGAGCCGTATCGGTCCCGCCGTCCCATCCGGTCGGCGCGCGTGGCAGCACTCGTGCGCGAACGCGACGATGTCGTGGCGCCATCGCGGGGCGTGATGTTCGAAGTCCTGTTTAGTCCGCTCAGCTACGGCCACTGATTATCTCCCGCGGCCCTGCCCTCTGCCGCCGCCCTTGCCGTGTCCCGGGCCGCCGTTGGGGCAGGGCCGGCTGTTGCGGTTCTGCCCACGCCCGCCGGCCACTCCTCGCCCGCCCCCACGCCCATCCTGCGGTCGTCGTTGTCCTCGCGGATTTGTCGCCATGTCATCAGCCCTCTTAAACGCAGAGGCGCACGTGCTGTCCCTGGCTGGTGAGCCCTGGAACGCCCGTGCGCCTGATTACGCCCTGTGTGTCGTCTGCCTGTTTGCTGCGGGGGACGGAGGTGGCGGGGACACCCCCAACCCCCCACAGACCTGCCACCCAAAGAAGGGTGAACGCTCTTATT